TGTCCGCTTCCGGCTCGTTGGGGTCTCCAAGTAGCGTAGAGAGCGCCACATTAGCGCCCTGGATGATATATACATCCCCGCCATCTTCAGCCGGTATCTTGTTCATCCGCAGACCGCCGCGAATGTCGTTAGTGGACACAACGCCGATGTTTCGCAGCGTTGCAAATCCGGTAGCCTGCGACGCGAAGTCGCCGCGCTGTAGTTCGTTCAGGTTATGCTCACACCAGTAAGCGCCGCCCAGAAGCTTAAAGTTAATCTCCTGTTCAAACTTGACCGCCCACGGCGCGAGGCAAAAGCGCGTGTAGTCTAGCCCCTGATGCTCGATGTTATTGTTCGTCGCGCGGGCCAGATCCTGCAGAAGGTGCATTGGCACACGGTACAGACACGCTATCTCTTCCTTCTGAAACTTGCGTGTCGCCAGAAACTGCGCATCGTCTGGCGGGATGCTGATCTGCTTCCAATCCGTGCCCTGCTCAAGCAATAACGGGCGATTTGCGTTGTCGCCGGTCAGCAACTCACGGAGCGACTTCTTTAAGTTCTCGTACGCCTCGGTCTCCAATTGACCTGGAAACGTGAATACGCCAGTTGCCCGCGCGCCATTGCCGAAGAACTGCGCGCCGAACTTCTCCGCCGCCAACCCTAAGCCGAAAGCGTTCTTGCAGGTGCTTATCGGCGACATGCCCGTGAGGCCGTCCAGAGACAGCCCCATAAAGTGCAGCACGTCTGCCGGGTCCAAGTAGCGAACCGCGCCTGTATCCGTCTGCGTTGTCCCGTACACGAGCTCACCGTTGTTGAGGCGAACCGTCCCGGTCTTACCGGAGTCGAGCGGTACCAGCGCAACCGGACGCGCCGCGTTGTCGCGCTTGATCCAGGAGTAGCTATTGCCATACGCCAACGCGCTGGCCAGCATCGCGCCGCGCCAAGTCATGCTGGACATGTTCGGGTTCGGCCGATCATGCAGCAACGAGTAGCGTGCGTGCTCTTTGGCGAGCCGCACCGAGCCGTCAGGCAGCGTTTGGAATATGTCTAGCGAAAGCCGGCCAAGGTCCTCACTGATTACCTTGATACAGCCGTAAGCCACGACCAAACGCATGGCTTGCTTTTCATTGATAAGTACGCCAGCGTCCGAACGCCCAAGGCCCAGACTGTCGAACAAGGCCGACATGGGTAGAAGTGGCTGCGCGGGGTCCTCCAGCGACAGCGCCTTAAACCCGATACTCTTGGAGAGTAGACCCATGCTATCTGGCGCGCTCGATCATAATGGCGAAGACGAAGCAGAGAACACCGGCCAGTATCACTGCGGCTGGCACGTAGATCAGCGCAGTACCGGCCACAAGGCTAAACGAACCGAGCGCCACAAAGAAGTCTTGGAGATCAAACTTAGGCTCAGTAGCCGACGCTTCAATGGTCTTCGGTTTCCTCATAGCGTCCGGATCTCCGAGTAATTCGACTTCCGCACCTTGACGGCCGCCTGGACACGCGACAGCGCCATGATTAGCGCCACCACACCGTCGATGCGCTTACTGCCCTTCTGCCGATTCGGCTTCACTGGCTTGATGTTGCCAGCCGCATCCTGATCGACCGTCGTACAGTCAACGTTCCACCGCAGTACCGGGTGTCCGGTATGCACCAACTTGCGCGATAGGACCAACTCTTGCAGCGCCTTACTTGGCGCGTTCATGCTGATGTAGCCCTGCCCGGTGTCAACTACTTCCAGGCCGGCTTCCATGAGGTCGGCCACAGTGTCGCGGGCGCCATACCGGTCGAAGGCGATTTCCCTGATATTAAACAGCCGCTTCAACTGCTTAATGCGATCGACGACGAAACGCCAGTCCGTCACATTGCCCGGCGTAAGTTCCACGAAACCTTGCTGCGACCATACGTCGTAATGCACGCCATCGCGCTTAGACCTATCCGCGAGGTCATCCGCAGGTAGCCAGAACCACGGGTAAACGTATACGCGATCCTTGATCGGCCATGCGAGCACGAACGAGGTGAGATCTGAGACGGCCGCGAGGTCTAGGCCGCCGTAGCAGGGCACCTTGGCGAGACTCGCCAGCAGCTTGCGGTCATCTACGACGTTGGTGCATTTGTCCCAATCCGTCATATTAAACCAGCGCTTACCGTTAGCTTCTTTACGCCACTCCACAGATGGTATCGGCATCCCTGAAACCCGGATCGCCGCCGCTCCGCTAAGCATCCCGATAAAGCCGCGCCGGTTAAGTCGCAACGTTTTCTCCATTCCACTTACACGCGTCCCACTGGGTCCGCGGTATCCAGGTGCTTTTGCTGTTCACCCACTGATTGAGGTTCAGACGGCGGAACTTAGTCTGTTCTGAAGGTACGCTTTTAGCCTTGTCGCACAACTTGCGAAGCTCATCGATCCTAACAATACTGCCAAGCGTAGGGTTCGCAAGAGGCCAAAGCGATTCGTCCATCCAGTCTGCATCTTTCGGGACCTCGTAAATCATTGGCAGGTACGCCGGGTCCTGAATGATCCCGTCACGCACCTTGCACGCGTAGTCGTACTCAGCCCCGCACAGCGTCTGCTCGTCAACACCCGCCGTGGTGATGATAATTACCAGCGGTTGCCGGCGCGCCACTGAGCCTGAGGTAAGCGCGTCGTAAAGCTCCTGCTCTGCCGATCCCCAGACGTGGAACTCGTCAATTATCACCGCTGACGGGTTACTGCCGTGTTTCGCTTTGCCGTCCGCCGTCAGGGCCTGTAGGATGCCACCGGTCTCGCGGTTGCGGATTTCCTTCCGGTAGTCCGTACATTGCAGGATGTCGCTCAGCTCTTCACTGGCGCGCACCATCCCTGCCGCCGCGCGGTACACCATCGACGACTGCTCGCCGGTCTTCGCCGCCGCATATATTTCCGGTTCAGCTTCAACGTCGAGTACCAGAAGATCCAGAGCCAGCGCCGCCGCTATCTGCGTCTTCGCATTCTTGCGCGCCGGGCTGAAGTAGCAGCGCCGGTACAGCCGAGTTCCATCAGGCTGTTTCCAGCCCAGAAGATTCGCCACCAACTTGCGATGCGGCGGTAACAGGCGGAACGGCTCCGGCAGACCGGACTTCGTGCTCTTGGTGAGCGTCAGCGATTCGATGAAGGCGATGTCCAGCGCCACAGAGGCGGAATCGAAATAGATACCTTCAGTCAGTAATGAACTCCCACTCGCCCGGTTCGTCGCGCATCACGGCCTGAATCAACTTAATTCTGGCGAGTTGCGCGTTAACGAAGTCCAGCCGCGCCGCGAGACGCGAATGCTCAGACCTGAGCCAGTCTTCGTACGGCGTGCATTTATGCCAGGACACGCATCAGCCCAGCAATACCCAGTCAATCGCTTCGCGCCACGTTCGGAAGCGAGACCTCTCACCACACGCGCGACGAGCAACCCAGCACTTCAACATAAACGACCGCCAAACCCTGTGCTTCACGCCCGCATCCCCCGCTTAGCCGCCATCATTTGCGCCAACATGCCAGTCTTCTTTTCAGGCGCTGGCTTCAGCCCGATACGAGCCCTTGCGCCCGGCGTCGCACAGATAAGCTGAAGCCACTGCATCAGGTCCTTACCGAACTGGCCCTTCAGGCGGAGAGCCGACAGCCGCTTATCGGGCTCAAGGCCCGCATCCTCCGAGAGTCGTTCCGCTTCCTCAACCGAGTCGAGGCACCGCGCCGCCATCGTGATCGCGTGCGAGTCGATCTGCTTTATCGGCACCTTGGCGCCGGCCAGATCGACTACCAGGTTGTGGTATATTTCCTGGACCCTGCGAGGCAAGCACTTGTCGCAGGTGGGCAGCCCACCGATTGCCGGATGGCTGTCGTCGCTAGACGCTGAAACCCGCTCGGACTTACTACCGTCGATCACTGCAAGGCGTTGACGCTTACGGATTTCCGCGCGCCCACGACGAGAGTTAGGGTCTTGAATTGGACCGCGCTGACCCACTGGCAAACCCTTTCAAATCTGTGATGTTAGTAACCCGGTAAACCTGGTTAAAACGTGGTCACACGCGTGCGGTGG